TCTTGCGGCACTGTCTGAGCTTCCAGCTTGTGCGACTTGGAACTTGGGACGATAGTAACCTTCAACCTCAATGCTAGAATTTGTACCAATCAAAACCCGCTGCGACGAGTCAATCCGCATGGCTTCGGTGCCTGTTACTGTCGTGGCGTTTGCAGCAGTTCGAAACGAAATAGCTGTTGCGGCATTCAGTCTTGATGTGCCACCACCAAAAATGATATTATTACTGCTAGAATTTGCGGATGCATAAAATAAAGCTACAGGTTCTTCATCCGTATCGTAATGCGGAATACCAACACGAGCTTCTTTGTTAGTGTTATCAGTGTAACTATTTGTGTTTTCATCAGCACCAAACACAGCCGTAATTTTTCCAACAGAAGCACCTGAATCTTGAACTGTGAATACAGCATCTGGTGAGGTCGTTGACTGCCCACCACCAATAGTTGCCTTGAATCCAACTGCGAGATGCCCGTTTGAATTTAACCTCATACGCTCGGTTTGAGAACTGCCAGTAGGTGTAGTACGGAAAATCATGCGGCCAGCATCTTGCGCTCCGTCTGTTACTACCGCAAGGCTACCAATGTCATCAAAGTTTGTACCGTCATAGCTTGAGAAAGAAAGGTAAGAACCGTCACCATCTGCGTTTGATGCAGTTGGAGAAGTTACAGAACCTCGTGCTTGGTCAAAATGAATAGCATCCATACCACCACTTGCAATGCCAAACACACGAATACCGTCAGATGGTTCTGCAACAGTTAAGCCATAAGTACCACGAGTAGAGTCAGTACCAATCAAAACCCGCTGCGACGAGTCGATGCGAATGGCGTCAGTGTTGTTCGTCCCGAAAATAATTTCTTCACCGCCGGGCGTATACATTTTCCACGCTGGATTTGCCGAAGCCAAATCACTTGCTTGAAACTTTAGATCACCACCGCTTTGCGTTTCAAAACGAACAACGTCAGCATCTGTACCCGTGGTTCCAGTATGATTTACGACGAGAGGGGCTGTTGGGCTAGTTCCGGCGTTAATCCCCACCCGATCATTCGTGCTATCGACGTACAGCGTGTCGGTGTCCACGGTTAGGTTGCCACTTAAAGTAACTCCAGAGTTAAACGTAGCCGCACCCGCCTCAGACATATCAAGGGTGAGGGCAGTTATATCAGACGCGCCATCTGTGCCTTTGAATATTATATCTGTGTCAGATGCTGTTGTGTCTATAGTTAAATTACCTGTAGCATTTGTAATCGTACCAGCAGAGCCAGAATGCGTGATTTGCAGATCATTGTCTGCACCGATGTTAATAATTGCTCCATCAGAGTTTAGAGTAAGGTCATCTCCAATGGTCACATCCCCAACAATGTTTAAGTTGTCAAAGTGTGCATTGTTAAAGACGTTTGCAGCTACCGCACCCGCACCCGCGCCGTTAAAGAAAATTACGGCTGTTGTGCCATTGGGTATAACATAATCATTTGAAGAGTTGTATGTACCCTGAAATACAATCAAGTCTTGTGTGTTCAAACTATTTCGAATGTAAATAATTTTTTCAGCGTCATTTGGAGTAAGCTGATAATAGACTGTAGAACCAAGGTTAGTTCCGCTAGTGATATTTACCAGTCTATTACGACCANTAGAGGCCGAACCGTCACTAATAGGCAGTGAATTTGGAGAACCAGAGCTACCTGCTGATGCGGCGGTAATTGTAACTTGACCGTCAAGCGCGGCATCTAAAAGTTCTAAGTTTGTGTTTGTAGTATCGCCCCATGTACCAGACTGTTCGCCTGTACCAATGAGTTCGATACCGTTATTTAATGTATATGAACTTGGCATGTTTTTATCCTATGCTGCTATGTCATCCCAACCCGGAGTTTGAGACGGTGTTTCGTCACTCCATGCTGGGGTGGAAGATGGTGTTAAGGGATTATACCCCGGATTTTGATTTGGAACAATACGTCCCCAGACGAGTACCTGACCTACGCCACCTGTGGCGGCAACTCCTGTAACAGAAACATCTGCATTTGCGTTAGTTTCTACTGCACCAACCTGACCAGTACCTGCAACGCCAGTGACGTTTATAAAGGATTTTGCTTCAACAGTAACAGCGCCAACAGCGCCTGTGGCGGCTAATCCCGTAACAGGGGCATTCGCGTCTGCTTCTACTGTTACAGTACCTACTGAAGCAGTCGCCTGCACACCAGAGACAGTAGTATTGGAGTCTGCTGTTATTGTAACCGCGCCAACGCTACCCGTTCCAGCAATGCCTGTTGGATTAACAACGGCTGTTCCAATTACCGTAACAGAGCCAACAGAACCCGTTGCTGCGCTACCCGTAACATTTACATTTGCATCTGCAACAATCGTTACAGAACCAACTGATCCAGTCGCTTGAAGTCCCGTTACAGGAACATTAGCTTCTGCAACAACCGTTACAGAGCCAACATTACCTGTAGCACCAGCGTTTGTGATGGAGCCTTCATTCCAACCAAGCTGGCCCCATGTCCCTCGCCCCCAGCCAGATAAAGGGACAATAACATCTGCCATTAGGCTATCCGAATAATCGCGTTAGAAGCATCTGCTGTCGGGAATACTACGGTAAAGTCACCGTTAGTAGATGTTTTATCCGAACCAAAGTCCAGTACAACTGCGGCGGGATAGACAAGAGCACTTCCGCTCCAATATCCATTAGAGTAGTTGTAAATCAAAGCTCCACGCGCTGTAATCGTAGATGAAGACCACGTTGTATCAGCAAAATCTGTAAGAGCAGTTGTGCTAGATGACGTTGGAGTAACATTCGTAAGAGTATTGCCACCCGTAGTGTAGCCGTCTCCGTTAGCTACTTCATTAGTGGTTCTATAGACTGTTGTAGAGGCATCAAACGCACTACCCGCATTTGTGTAAAGAGCGATTTTATACACATCACCAGAGAAAGTCGCCGTTATGTTTGTGCCTGCCGCTGTTGCTGCATCGCTCATTTCAAACGTAGTGCCATTGGTTATTGACGCTACTTTTGCGCCAGCAGGTATTCCTGTTCCAGAAATACGCATTCCAACGCGAATATTTGCGGTACTGTCCATTGTGACAGTTGCATCTGTATTTGTTGTATCCACTGTTGCATCAGTGAATGTTGCGTAAAAGTTGTGTAAGCCTTGAAGAAGCTCTTTCTTAAAGCTCGTGCACATGAAGTTACCACTAAAGCTCATGTTACAATCTCCTTATGTTTAACATTTGTTCGGGTTAAGTTGCGCGTCATGTCTTTTCTCGCAAAATCAAACCAGTGCGGTAAGCATCTGTAACCTCTTGAGACTCGCCAAAGTTTTTGACGCGGGACATGGCTTCAGTAAATCTCTGAGTGTAGTTTTGAACCAAATCGGCTTCACCTTTCATAAAGGTATAAGCCTCAATCAGAGAGCCGTACAAAAGAGCCACAGACGCGTTTGTGCTCAACCATGTTGTGTTGTTATCGCCTACAGAAGTTAAACTTGCTGGTCGATAGAAATAATGAAGCTCCACAGCATATGCTGCATCAGGCGTTGGGCCTAGTATGAAGTTGTCAATGTCAAACTGCGCATAATAGCGAGGAGCACCAGTCGTAGAATTGTTCGGGTTAAAAGACTGAACAAAGTTCACATCTTTGAATAACACAAACTCTTTGTTGCTTCCGTTTGTAAACGAAAGGCTGAAAGGCGCGAGATAATCACTAGGCAAAGCAAGATACTGATTGCTCGCAGTAAGATTTCCTGTTTGGTTTTTTCTAAAAACCTCAAGTTGCGCTATTTTCAAAATGCGCTCTTCAGCGTTTTTAATAAATATATCCAGACTATTCACAAAGGTTGTCTCTGTGTTTTCAGTGTAGTTTTGAATAGCCGTTTTCAATTCTGCGTATGTAAAGCTCATGATGTTGTCACCGTTACGCTGCCAACAGACCCAGTGGCAAGCAAATTATTGGGGGTCAATCCCCCATCATATTTAAAACCTACTGGATTCCAGCCCCATTGTATGTTGTTTTGTTGCGCCACATTTTGCTCAGGACGCGGATTACGCAACGCCTGTGGATCAGGGGTTGCACGAAGAGGCTCTAGTTGTGGCTGTTTTGCCTCCCACTCATCCTTGCCTACAAGAAGGCCATTCCACTCTTTACGCATGTCTCTAAGCCGATAGCGAAAGCCAGATCGGTCAGATATTCCATATGCCCACTTTCCTGTGGCATACTTAGACATAACGATAGTTCCTCAAATCTGGGGCAACGCGGAAAGACGCACGGTCACGATCCTCATCCATTGCGCGGTTTATTTCCTCTTCATATATAGCTTTTAGCATCTGCAAGCGATCAGGAGCACGCTTAATGCTCATGTAATACGCTAATCCAGCCGCTAACGCGGGATAAAATCTAAAGGGTAATTGCAGAGTATTAACGTAGTTATCAGCATCATCCATGCGAACAAGAGCGTTATAAAGAACAACATCTGTGCTATTATCAGGCAAAGGCCACATTTTTAAGACTGGATTTATTTGACGATCTACAAAAAACTGAGTGGGACGCCCCGTTGTAGATTTTGTGGGAATGTTAAGATATTCATCCCTACTTATGCGATTTAGTGCATAATCAGTACCGTCTCTACGCACGACAAGGGATAATATGTCGATTACGTCAGTTCCAAGGTCAACATCACCATCGTTTTCTGTAACTGTAAAGTTGCGCTGGGCTATAGTCCACTGGTTTAATCCGCGGTTAGCCCAATCAGCAAACATAAGATTTAAGGAACGCTTTGCAGTCTTCAGATCATAACCTGTACGAACTTCCAAGCCGCAACGCTCAAAAGCCTCTTCGATGTAATCAGCTACATCTAGTTCAAAATCTTTAGACCCTGATACAGTCATTTCTTCTTCCTTTTAAGGGATTTAACCCTTTTTGGCTTGCCAGCAGGCTGTCCAAGACGTTTCTTTTGAGATATTCTACTACTCTTTTCAGCAGATGTCATCTCTGAAGCTGTCTTAGGCGTTTTGGAGCTTACACGCTTGCTAGGCCGACAATATGGAGTGCCGCGCTTTTCACCCTTTTTACGCCCACAGGCTTTGCCTGTACGAACGTCTTTCCAGTCTTCTTTAAACCAGCGTTTGAGTGCAGCACCCTTTTTTGTCTTTCTTACAGCCATTATCTTTTCTTTGTCACTTTGCGGCGATCAGACATCACCTTTCCGCAACCATTTGCGACCACTTCACCACCTTTTACCATTCGACGCACTGGACGCTTACGGAAGTCATTAGAAGGCATAATAGCGCCGCCCATTGCTTTCTTAACAGGCTTTTTCTTGCTGTTTCCCCAGTTTTTAGCACCTACTTTTCGGCATTTAGCTATTGCGCCGCTTGCGTATGCGCTTGGAAAAACCTTGTACCTTGCCTTTACCTTTCGATAACACGCGTCCTTT